CGAGTTGGGCGCGGAGTTCGCCGGTCTCAGTGTCAATGATTTGATGCAATGTTTCTTCCAAACGCAAATAATAGTCGTGGATTTCACCGGCTTTCTTGGTCTGTGCTTTCAGGCAGAGAAGTTTGAAGCATCGGATGGTGAGTTTGATGGTTTGCTTGTTATGACCGCCGTGTTTTTTGGGTTTGTCTTGATTGGTGGATTGTTCTTCATCGTTATCAGAACTCGAAGCAGTAATATTTTTATAGTCAACATTAGGTTTGAAGTTGGCTTCGAGAATTCTAATTGCGTTAAATTTTTGACTGAAATCTAACCATCTCCACACGTCGTCCAAGTCAACAACAAAGTCAGTATTCTTATCAAAATTCAGATAACAATAAAAACTACTGACAAACAATTGCTGTTCGAATGTGCTGAAGTTTTCTTGAATCTTCTCTAGCAGAAGGTTGTTGTATTTACGAGACAACTTGGTAACCGGGTTTTTCTCGATGAGTTCAACAATGTTGAGGGTAGCAGCCGAGGCGGCGCAGGCAGAAGAAGCGGAGGACATCGTTATGAGCGTATGTTATACTATGTATAGACGGATGTCTTTAAGTTGTTTTCAGATACACAAGCAAGAATTATACAAGCAAGATTGTAATAGTATTTATTACATTAAATTGAATTCAACTGAATACAAATAGATTGACGATACGTTTCTACATTATGCCCGAGTTCACACGCGATTTGGACGATTTGGTTTCTCATTTCAAGTCACAAAAAGTTCAATTAACATTACATTTGGAGAAGAACTACCGAGAGAATATCCATTATACAAAATCACCACTTAAAGTTGGAACAGAAACGAAAAAACGGAATGGTGGACAAAACCGAATCGTCTACATGCTAACAGAAGAGGCATTTGAGCTCTTCAAAAACTCATTCAAGCTGAGAAGTAAGTATATTGTAGACGTTTCTGAAAATGTGAAATGTGTCAAATTCCCAATGTGTATTGAAGGACAGACTGTCGGGTTTATTGAAAATGCGTATCGGGGATTACGTGCGATGACTCGGCAGTTTCAGATTGGACCTTATCGGACAGACTTGTGCTTCACGAACGATAAAATCGTTGTAGAATGCGATGAATATGGACATCGTGACCGGTTAGTGGCGCACGAAGTAGCTAGAGAAGAATTCATCAAAAATCAAGGTTACGCAGTCATTCGATACAATCCGAATGAGCCGGGGTTTGACTTGTCGGATGTGTTGAATCGGATAAATAGGCGTTTGATGTCGCTTTTATAAATCAAAAGCAGATTTATGAAAGCGGCGGGTTGAATCCAGTGACGCTTTTACATTTGAAAAGCGATATTTATGAAAGCGATATTGGAATCCGATGGCGCTTTTATATAAAAAAGCGAAAAATAGGGTTGAAATGCTAATTTCGCAATCTTGCTCCTCCGAAAAAGGGAGCAACCTTCCCTCACCACTTACTCTTCTTCACATTTATCTTCGGTCCCTTGCTATTTTTCGCAGCATTAGGGTCATACGACTGCTCTCCTTCGTCGTCAGAACCGAGATTCTTGGATATTTCCCAGAATTCCTTACTGCCGAGCTTGAATGGCCCGTGCTGTTGTGCCTTATACCAGAAGATTTGGTCTTGTAATTTGTTGGATTTCGCGTTATTATTGATGACGAGACACTCATAATTCTCGGTACACTGATCCATCACCTGACAAAAGCTCTCAAAAGTGGGGAACATACCCGCATAATTGTCGTAGATTCGCTTACGATTCGCAATATATGGCTCGCGGAGGATAAAAACGTAGTCGATATTCGTGCGGAGATTTGGAGGGATACCAAGAGGATATTGCATTGTGATGACTAACATTATCTTCCAATGACGCCCGTTCATAAAGAGGAGGCGCATCATCACGTCCTTCGTCCATTTGTTATCATACAAGCAATCATCCAATACAACGAACGTCCTTGGGTCAATGGATGACTTCTTATATGTATCCATTTCCTTTTTCACTTGCTTTAAGACTGCCTTCTGGCGCTTAAGGATGTTCTCGATGATGGCCGTATTATAAGCGTCGTGAATGAATAATTTCGGGACGTGTGCTGCGAAGAAGCCGTTGCCTGCTTCTGTTCCAGAGATGACTGTCCCGATAGGGATATCCTGGTGATGAAACATCAAATCCTGGACGAGAAAACTTTTACCGGTATCACGACGTCCAATGAGAACGATAACTGGGCCTTTGTTTTCATCCGGACGAAAACTGATAGACTTCATTTCAAACTTTGCGAGTTCTAAATTCATCGTATTCTCTGTAGATAATAATGATAAACACTATTCGTAGTAATAAACACAACATATATTATTTTTATCACATTTTTACGAATAGCGTCCCGTTTAAAATGCATATAAAACTTCTATTTATCAATCATATCACTCTTTTATTTAGAATATACATTTAGGAACAATGAGCAACAACCACCAAAACGCACCAGCATTCCAACTTCATTATCGTAAACATAAATATACTCCGGACACAATAGAACCGGCATTCTTGTATAATATTCAAAATTACATACCGATTTATTCGCGTTTTTTTGATATCAACGAAACCAATTATAATGCAATTCAATTGAACCAAAAATATTATTTACAGAATATTGTATCTCATCCGACACAACATATTGATGATTATGACAGCTGCTCTGGTGAACGCACTTATTCCCTAAACCATTTAGAAACGATAATTGCAGACGACAATGGAAATACCAACAATGTTCCGATTTTTGTTAAATATTCGCCTCTTCTGGACCCTATCCGTTATTTATCTGGTAAATATGATACCCATCACAATGCCAAACCACATACGCTTCCAAGATATGATTCTACGCCGGATACATGCGAAGAAAAAATGTTGAATACAAACAATTCATCTTATGTTGACGGATTCTTCTCTTATTTGACGAGTCGCACACTTCACGAACATAAAATCATACACGGGCTTGACTATTATGGTAGTTATTTATGTAAACAGCGCGAATTTTCCACAAATGTATATGACGATATTGACTATCTTGTGGGTTGTTCGTTTTTCAATACTTATGAAAATGAACTATTCAGTATTGATTATTCACAATTTGGAGATGAAGAGATGGGTGAATCCTCAGATGTCAATATAAGTAAACTAATGAAAATTCGTAACAAAATGAAACCTATTATTGGTGTGACTGGAGAAGAGTATTGCAATGAAAGTAAAGACCGTATTGACATTCTTGGTGCAGTTGACATTTGTGATACTGTATCAAATATTGATGCATCGCATATCGCTGAAACGACGGAATGTATAATGGAACCGAGTCCAGTAGAAATCGTAGAATTAGATTTATCAGAAAATATTCTTGAATCCACCGCGGCATTGTCTTCAAAACATAGAACAAGAGACAATGATGATACAAGTCTAAGTGATTCATCGCAATCAAATTCTTCGTATACTACGATAAGTAATAGCGAATGTGTCGGTGACAGAGACAGCGATAGCGATAGCGATAGCGATAGCGATAGCGATAGCGACGGTGAAGCCGTAAAGGTAGATGATTCTTCATTTGATAGCGCAAGTGTAAGTGACGACGGCACCTACGATAGCAGTGACGAACAAATCATTGTAAAAATCAAAGATTTTCCGATTCAAGCGATTCTTCTTGAAAAATGCGTCAATACACTTGACCATATTATGATGACAGATGAAGTGACAAAGGATGAATGGATGTCTATTCTTTTTCAAGTGATAATGACACTCATCATTTATCAAAAAATGTTCGCGTTCACACATAATGATCTTCATACAAACAACATAATGTTTATTGAAACAACTGAAGAATTTGTATACTACTTATACGAAGACCAGTATTACAAGGTTCCAACATACGGTCGCATTTTCAAAATTATTGATTTCGGACGCTCGATATATAAATTCCGAGGAGAACTTATATGTAGTGACAGTTTTCATCCAAAAGGAGATGCCGCCACACAATATAATTTCCCACCTTATTATAATCCGGAAAAACCTACAGTAGAACCTAATTTCAGTTTTGATTTATGCAGACTTGCGTGTGCTCTCTTTGATTATTTTATTTACGATTTGCATAAGGTGGAAAAATTGTGTAAA